AACTAGATAGTAACCCACTATATAGAAAACTTACAGGAGGTGAAATATTATGATGAGGTAAAATAAAACAATGACTTTTTGAAACTCCATTATGAACTATTACCAATGAGATAATGGACGGCAAAGTAAAGAAATATGTAGTAAACTGAAAACCTTACAACGCTACTGACTTATGAGGTATCCGAGAAAAACAAGCTCCTGAAATAGTTGCACAAGCTAATATAGCAAGTAAAGCAATATCCGATCTTAAAGCTATAGAAAAAGGGCAAGGTAAAGTGACATGAAGTAGTCTTAGATCTGTACTTGATGAGCTAGGTATAGATAAAGTAGATAATATTCCTGAATGAGCAGAAGCAGAAGTATTAAAGATGGTAAGAGCAAGAAGTACTCCTCCAGCTCCTAAATGATTCAAGTGATTATGAAAGGAAACTATGGAGCAGAATCCTGTCGTTAAAGACTTTATATACCACTGATGAGAAATAGATGATTATACAAAGCTAAATGCAGATTATAAATTCTCTAATGATATGGATATTTGAAGAGTCGCCGCAGAGTGACCTTGAATTTATTTTACATCGTCATCTAGTGAAGCGAGCTGATATTGAAGCAAGATAATCAAATGATTAGTTTCAGATTGAGCAAATATAATAGACGATTCAAGTAAAAAGCTTACTAGATCTCAAATCAGTAATGTAATAAAGAAGCTACCGCAAGAAATAAAGATAGATATAGCACAAAATCGAGATGAAAATATCAATAGGTGATTAGAGCAAGCAATAGATAGTTTAGTTGACTGAGATACACCACACGATCAGCTAATGAATATATGGGCTGATGTATTTAATAGAAGAGATGTTAAGTGATTTATGGATGTCGCTAATAAGTTATGAATAGATTGAGTTAAAGTAAAGAAGCCATCATGATACCATGTAGTAGTATACAATAAATCTATATTAGATACATGAAGTAAGAATTTACCTCCTCTACCTAAGAAATGAAAATAAAACAACTTAACTATGAAATACTAGAACCACCTATCAAGGTGATTAAGCCCTAAACTTTACTTATAGCCTAAAATCCCCATAATGAATAAAGAACAAATAATGCAACAAATAGCTATTAAGAAGCTAGAAGAGAGATTTAAACCCCAACAGGAAGATCTCATTGAGTTTATCAAATTATATTTTGAAAGAGAGAGACCAAAAGGAATAAAGAAATTCCATGTATCTAACTTTCATCTTATAATAGCTGATAAACTGCACAGACTAATGAAGTGAGAGTATAACAAGCTAATAATAAACATACCGCCATGACACTGAAAGACTGAGCTAATAACTAAAAGTTTTCCAGTGTGGGTATTATGAAATAATCCGCATACAAGGATAATGGCTACTGGTTACTCTACCACATTAACACAGCAATTCTCTTCTGAAGCTAAAGAATACTATAAATCTGATACATTTAGATGCGTATTCCCAAGAAGAGATGATGTAAAGAAAGATCAAGATACAAAAGAACACCGAGCCACTACATGATGATGAAGTTACTATGCAACATGATTCGACTGATCCATAACTGGTAACAGATGCAATATCTTTATAATCGATGATCCAATAAAGCCAAACGAAGCAGAAAAAAGTGAGGTAGTAAGAGTATGAGTAAACAACTTGTTTGAAAACACTGTGCCTAGTAGACTATTTGACCCAGCAGTAGATAAGATAATAATAATAATGCAGAGGACTCATGATGATGATTTGTGTGGGTACTTGTTAGAGAAGATGGCTAAAGGGTGAACTAAACGAGAACTATTAAGTCTACCAGCTATTGCAACAGATGATGAATCATTCGATACTAAGTACTGACTGATAGAGAGGAAGAAATGAGAACCACTAGACCCTGTTAGATTCCCACTAGAAACACTAGAGATAATAAAAAAAGATACAAACAGTGTTAACTTCTCTACTCAATACCAACAAGAACCAACTAACAAAGAAACACAAGAATTCCATGAAGAATGGTTTAGATACCATTGAACACAAGCACGACCAACACCTCCCTATATGAGAATATTCACAGCAGTTGATCCAGCATTTAAGACCTGACAACAGAATGATCAAACAAGTATAATCACAGCCTGATTTATAGAAGATAGATGTTATATATTAGAAATAACCGCAGGAAGAATAACAGCTGATGTAATGCAAGAAAAGATACTATATCATTTAAATAAACGAAAGCCTGAGAAGATAGGAATAGAGGCATTCCAAGCCCAAAGTATGATAGTGACATTTCTAAAGTCTGAAATGAGAAAAAGATGATTATATACTGATATTGAGGAGATAACACAAAGTTGAGATAAACTAAGCAAGATCAGAAGGCTCGTATCACTGTATAAGAACTGACTAATATATCATACTTTACAATGAAGCGAAGAACTAGAGCACGAATTAAAGAGGTTTCCAAGAGGTAAACATGATGACATTATTGATAGTTTGCAAATGCTATACAATATGTACGAACTTGTACCAAACACAGGAGCTAAAAAACAAAGTTTAAATATAGAATACGACTACAATGGTAATGTAATTTATAACTAGAAAATGTCATGAAAATTAACCAAGCTAAACAAACCGAAGTAGTAAGACATATTCAAGATACTTTTTCTAATTATGAAACACAAACACAACAGCGAAGAGATAGAATGACAAGGGTTTATAAATCCATAAGTACATTTGATAACCAAAAATTACAACCACGAGAGACAACATTTAAGGTAAACAAAGCCCATGAAATAGAAAATAGAATACTCCCAAGAATAATGAGCAAACAACCAAAGCCTATAGTAAGCTATTGTAATGATGACTACCTAGATAACCCTGATATTGATATTAATGAGCTTACAGATGCAGTAGAGGACAGACTTGAGGATATTTATGAAAAACAAGATATGATTGAAAGCCTAAGACATCGAGCAAGAGCATGAGTAAGATACTGATTATCTTTTGCTAAGTTATCACCTAAGTACAGGATTAAGAGGACGAGTGAGAACAAGGAAGAGATGATGATAGATGAGATGGGTAATGAAGTACCACAAGTAACCAAGAAAGTCAAAGAGGAGGTATATGAGCAATACACAGGGATAGACATTAAAAGCTGGACTGATATGTACTTTGATCCAAGATATACAAGGCTAGAAGACATGCCTAGTATTATAGACATCACAAGGAACGCAAGACTATCATATTTCACAAGGAATAAAACTAAGTTTATGAATATTGATAAGCTAATTGAATGTTGTATAGCTAGTAAGGAAAGCGATTTACAAAATTACAAGAATAGAATAGAAACTATAACAGGTGTACAACTATCAGGGAGTAAGATGATCAAACCTGATACACTAGATGTTAAATGCTACTATGGTTATTATGACTTATCGGATGAACCTAGTATGGTAAATGAGAAGCTATATGAATTCCGGACCGTAGACAATGTATTATTAGTCTATGCTAAAGAAATATCTACTATGCCATTTGAGGATTTTAGGGTATTTGAAGACACTGAAACATTCTTTGCTACTGGGTTTATTGAGCCTATCTTATGAATGCAAGATGAACTTAATCGGAAGAAAAACAGATCTAGTGAATATGTAAATAAGATATTAAAACCTGATTATCTTTATAGTCCATTAAGTTGAATAGATCCAAGAAAAGTTAACCAATGACACTGAAACATTATAGTTACTCCTTATTCAGTAGAACAAGCTAAACTAAACTTTCAGATGATGGATAGACCGGAGTTGAACTCTTCTTACTTCCAAGAACAAAACGACTTTGAAAGACAGATACAAGCGGCGACGTTCACTATAAACACTAATACACCATTAACACAACAATCACTAACCAACACAGCAACAGGAGCTAAAATACAATCCTTTGAAACTGATGCAGTAACAGGACAAGTAAGAAAGAATTTTGAAGAGTCATTAGTAAGACTATCTTATAAGATACTACAGTTTGAATTTGATAACGCTAGTGAGAACATAAAGATAAAAAGCAGAGATGAAGAAGATACTTTCCGAGAAATAAACAAGGAAGCTCTAAGAGATGCAGTAGATAAATATGAAATTAAAATCGAAGCATGATCATCATCTTTCGATAGTGAAGAAGCAAGGAGAAATGATGCCATAGCACAACGAAACATAGCACTACAAGCAAAACAAGCTTGACTACCTGTAAATCTAAAGAAGCTATTTGAAAACATAATTAAAACGTTCCCACAATCACAAATTAAAGACTTATCCGACAATGCCGAACAAATGCAAGCTATGATGTGATTATGAGCTCCACAGGTTCAGGAACAACAGCCACAAG